TTCACCGTATGTCTGTAAGTCTCTTTCGCGTTTGTCAGGGTCAATGTGAGGGCACTCATCTGAGCGCACTTGCCTAGTGTAGAACCCTCCTGACCTTGAATGATGCGCTTCATAGAACTGGCCTCTTGGAGCACCTGGGGATGATACCCATAGCTGAAACTTGCGCGTGCAACGATCAAAGGCCTCAAAGACTCCATCAGGAACAGTTTTGCTCTCGTCAACAATGATACAGACCGGGTCTACCTCGTTGGAAACCTTCGGGTGCCATCCTTCCGCTCGGCCTGGGTCATCTGTTGAAAACCCGACCGCAAACCCGTTGTCTTCTGTTTTTATTTCTGTCTGTAGGAAGGTCCAATCAGGAAACTGCCAACGGTGCGCTTTTAAAGCGGGAAAGAGCTGCTTTTCAACTTGCCTGAATGAACCCGAGGTAATGACAACCTGCCCTCTAGGATACCTGTGGAGGAACCATAAGACTGCTGGAGCAACGATATTAGCGGTCTTGCCTGAGCCGTTAGCAGCAACAATCGCTACCGGCTTGCCATTGTCCTCTTGTAGCCCGAAGGCCTCTAAGCACTCGGCTTGCCACGGGTAAGGAGTCATCCCGAGCTTGAGGACAGCAAACTCAGCAGGACTTAGTTCTTCGCGTTCTTCGCCACCTTTTTCCTTATGTTTTCTGCCCATGCTTTCACTGCTTTGGCTTGTTGCTCTGGCAAAGTGTCTGGTAGCTGAGTCGTGAGCTCTGTCTTGTTTTCGACCTTTTCGCTTTGTCCAAGCCATTGCTTACCCAGCCAGATAAGCATTGCCACGTTACCTGATTCGGCTGCCTTCCACTGATTCCTTCGCAAACTGATCTTGCCGGGCTGCCTGTAGGTTTCAGCGAAAGACTGAAAGCCCTCATGCCCTGCTTCTCTTAGGCGTGCCTCAAGTGTCGGCTTCGTCATCTCAAAGAATGCCGCGCACTCCTCTTTAGTGCATTGGAGAGATAGAAGCTTCTTTAGCTGTTCAATGTCTACTTTCTTAACGGGTCTTGCCATTGTCTTGCCTCTTTATCTTATCAGTATCTCAGAAGATTGTAAGCGCAACAAAGAAGGCAACCCATCGCAGTGACCCAGAAGAACATCTGTGGAATGTCATCAAGCATATTCGGTAGCCACAAGCTCGCGGACTTTGTGTAAGCAAGCTGTGGAGGAGGCGACCGTATAGTCCGCTGAGGTTTTAGCTACTCTTGTAGTTATCCTTTTCAGGTGACCACTTGTTTGCTTGCTGCCTCTTTTCGCTCTTCCTTCTGCACCATCACCTTCAATCTTAATGATGGTCGGCTTCGCTTTGCGTATGAAGGTTTGATTCATGAACCTGTCGCCTTCATAAACCGCATGAGCTTTGTTGGACCGGAGGTAACTAAGCAGGAAGCCGATGTCAGTGATAGCACTCATGCTTAATTTGTCTGAGCCTTCAAACAGTGAGCCGTCATATTTGCCAACGACAACGAGACTGCCTTTGTGGTGGAAGCATATCTTGCCAAGCTTCAACTTGCGCATAGAAGGGTCTAGAAGGTTCTTCATGACCCAGGTCTTGCCTACCCCGCAGCAACCTACAATCAGTATGTTCATTGCTTAAACCTCCGCTTCTTTTCTATCTCCATCCTGTATTTACGCATACGCTCAAGCTCATCGTATGGCTCCTCACAACTCCACATCTGTCTAAGTGAATAGAACACAACAGTATATCGCTTGGCAGCTTTTGACATCTTCCTGATCGGGGTGACTCCATGTAGGATTGATTGCCCGTCAAACAGAGTCAGTGAGCCGTCAGCTATCTCAAGCTTCATGTCATACTCTGGGCAAGCTAGGTGCCCTCCTTTCACCTGCCTCTTAAAGCCGAACATCGCTGACCATACTCCTTTGTAGTTGCCAGAGTCGAAGTGGTAGTTGAGCGGGTTATTATGGTTGATGATACCGCTAGTGAACATGCTTTCGCCTATCTTGTAGTTCGGCAGCACTCTTTCGTCTGTCAGAGACTTGTGGTGCTTCGCGAGCAACTCGTTGACCTTGTGGTATTGCTCAGATGCGCCTTCCGCTAAGTTTTCAAGGAGGTGATACTGTTCAGGGTACTCTCGGTTCATTACCGTAGCTCGACAAGGAGCGTTACGAGGACCGTTGCGTGGAGAGTATCCAAAGATTCTGCTTTCAGTAACAAGACCACTTGTCCTCCTGTCCCTTTGATACTTGATTGACTGCAGAGCCTTGAACGCTGCTGAAGTGTTCCCCGCAGCGTTCTTGATATACACGATGACCGGAACACCATCCTTGAGGACAACTGTATCTTCTGTGATTATGCTTGAGCAGTCTGCGTCATCCGCACGTCTATGCCTAAACTCTTTTACGTTAATCTTCTTCGGCTTCTTGTCTAGACACTGCATATCCGTTCGATTCTAAGAGATGGTTGACTACTTCGCAGTTGTCAGCGAGTCCGTGCTTCTCAGCGTAGTCGCCTAGAGCGTTGATGACGGCATCGTAGTCATCGGCTTGGTATATCAAGATGATCTGCCTGAAAGCTGACTCGTCATACCCCTCCTGCCTTTCTTTCATCGTCATAGAGTTATGCTCCAAGTCTGTGACGTCTTCCATGCTTCCTAGCTCTTGCTGTAGCTCTTCCTCTGTGAAGCCTGTCAAGTCCAAGTCAAAGTCCAGTCCTTGTAGCTCCTTAACTTCATTCGCGAGCATATCAAGATCCCACTCAGCCATCTGCGCGAGCTTGTTATCAGCGAGGACATATGCGCGTTCCTGCGTCTCTGAAAGATGGTCAACTTGGATGCAGGGCACCTTTTCTAGTCCAGCTGCTCGGGCTGCCTCAACCCGTCCATGACCAGCGATGATTCTATTGTCTTCGTTGATGATGACAGGCTGAAGGAAACCGAACTCTTTGATTGAGCCGACAAGCCTCGCCACCTGGTGCGGAGGGTGCGTTCTAGCGTTGCGGGGATCGGGTATGAGCTTGTCTAGGCTGACTGTGATATTTTTCATCTCGTCGGCCTTTTATATGCGGGTAAAATAACGCGCAACAAAATACGCTCTAAATGCCCACAGAACGCTCTACAAGCCCTCCGATTGACGTTTCCGCGCACTTACCTTGGATGAGGGCCAAATGCCGTCAGCAGCTAATGCTAGAGCTTCTGGGAAGGCTGGACATCGCCTTAGCCGGGGAACTTGATATGACTGAGCTTCAGGCTATACAGGCTGACTACAAACGATACTGCCTATCTTCTGATGTGACGATGGCAACGTAGGCATCGGCACAACTACCCCAAGGCACTCCCTAGTTACCTCTTTCTT